GCAGTAATCTCACCTGCAACTTCAGTGATATTTCCTAAAGTTCCAAAGTCTGCAAAAAAAACTTGTTTTATAGATCCTGATTTATTTCTACAAGGTACAATTCTACCTTTTGTTAATTGACAACTCATATATTTATTTTTTTTAGTATTAGGAGGCTTTTACACCTCCTTTATACTTGATTATTAACTCTAACTAACTGATTATCAGTTTATTATGTATAGAATACAATTTCTTGTGGAACTCCATATTGGATTCCATATGCAAATCTAGAAACAAATCTAGCATTTTGATCACCTAATGTGTCTGCTGTATCAATTACTTTTACAGTGTTCATATCATCTACAAGATTTGTACCAAAGTACAGATTTGAGCTTTGTGCTAATGCAGCAGTGTTAGCAGATAAACCATTTGCTAAGAATAAAGGTATACCATCAAATGTTAATGGTGTATTTTTATCATACCACATGTTTACTCTGTTTTCATAACCACCACCTTGTGCAGCTAATGCTCTTACATATGCTTTCATAATACCTCTATCAACATATAAAGTAAGATCATCCTTACCATAGATTGTGTTTGGTGCAGCATCTAAAATTTTACCTAACTCAGTAATAACATTTGCAGCAGTAACAGTTGTACCTGTAACATCAACAATATCACCATCAGCAGCCCATAATGTTTCAAATCCATCCACCTGCCCTGCAGATCCTGTTGCGCCCTGCCATATTGAATTTTCCACACTTGCAGAAATTTGGTCAGCAAAGTGTCCTACAATAAAGTCTCCAAAAGTTCTTGGCATATTTTTAAATGTTGAAGCACCTAGCTCTGCTGATTCCCATGAATCTACAAACTGCTTAGTACAGAATTTAATGTTTACTTGGAACTCTTCTAATGTAATTACTCTTTCAGTAATTGCTGTAGTTCCTGCATCTGTGAAATCACAAGTAGCATTAGCAATAATGTTTGCCACATCTACTTTTTGAATTACACTTTTATATTTTACATTAGGCATGATAGTTACACCACCATTTGCTAATGTAGTCCCCTCTAATAAAGAGGCAGCTATAAATTTTTGAGCTGAAGCTCCAGAATAGCTAGTTGTTATAGTTGGTTTACTCATTTTTTATTTATTTTAATAATTATTAACTTAATTTTCTCATGATTCTATCTAGAGATGTCTCAGCTCTTTGAGATGCAATGTGATAGAAATCTTTTTCCTTCTTGTTTTCAGGACTATGCTTCAATGGAGCAGCATCAGGTGTTTCTGATAACTTAGTTTCCATCTCTGTAATCTCTTCTTCCTTTTTATTTAATACTTCACTAAGATTTACTTTAATTTCTTCAATCATAGTTTTCAGTTCATTGACTTCATCTTTAGTTGCAAAGTCATTTGCTAAATCTTCAGGCTTAGATTCTTGAGACTTCATCTCTTCCTCTGATGTTGCTTCTTCTTCCTCAGCCTTAGCCTCAGAAATACTTGCAATCATACCTTCTTCTTCAACAGCAACAACTCTACCATCTTCTAAAGTATATTCACCCACAGGCATTGGTACTCTATCATCTTCTGTAACAATAAACACCTCTTTTCCTGCAGCAAACTCTTCAGCTTCAATGACTGTCCCATTTTCTAAGTTCATAGTAGCTAATGCAATTTCTTCTGCTTTAACCTCTACATTACTTACTTCTTCTTTGGATAGCTCCATGCCTAATAAATTTTTAATTTTACTTATTGTATCATTTGCTTTCATATCTTTATAATTATATATGTGTTAAAATTTATATTTTATGATGCTTTTTTCTGAATTATAAACCATTCAACTCCATTACTAAACACTTTAATGCCTTCATAAGCCTTGTTAATTCTATAAGCATCTGAAGATCCATCTAATGTCTGTCCTGATATAGGTGTTAGATCTGCTTTTGTGTTAGTAGTATATGTACTGTCTGTTATAATTCTAAATGCTCTGTTTGTATTGTTTGTAGTAGTAGCATCAGGTAATGTTAACTCTATTGTATCACTACCACCACTCCATGAAAGCACTATAATTTCTGCATTATTATATGTTGAATCACCTAAATCAATATCACCACCACCACTAACTACAGTTAAGGGAGTTGGCTCTAGTTTGTTTACTATATAATGCTGTAAAACTGTTAAGGTGCTTTTCTTAGTTGTAGAACTCTGCACTAATGCAAACTCTTCTGATCCTGTTAGTGTACTTGCTGTAGTTAATTCTGATATTTTTTTATTTGCCATTACTGCTTTATTTTAAAATTGTTTTCTTGTAGTAAATAATTACCATCTTCTTGTAATATAAAATTCTCTTCTACTGGTGGTGGAGGGGTAGGAACTGGTGGTACTGGTGTAGCTTCTGTAATTCCTATTCCTTGTCCCCATATTGTACCATCACAACATTCTACATCATATGTATTGTCATCACACAAGCATCCTCTTTGTGTTCTAATTGGACTTGTATAGGATGGATATGGATTTTTTCTTTTTCTATTCATCTTCCTTGACCTTTATAGGCTTTTTTATAGTGTTTACTGGCTTTTAACTTACTTGTCTTAGTCTTAGCATGTACTCCTTTTCTTCTAACCTTCTTTTTTTCTAATGTGCTAGAGCTTATAAATTTACTTTTAGCCATTACTTCTTCTTTTTCTTTTTATGTTTCTTTTTATAAGGCATAACTATGATTTAATTGGTACACAATTAGGTACTCTTTTTCCATTCTTAATCTTAAAACCATACATTTCATATCCTGATTGACATGGTTCTTTTAATTGATGCTCAAAGCAAGGCATAAACCACTCTTTACCATCAAGCTCATGCATATGGTAACCTTCACACCCTAAGTTCTTAGCCATCTCTTCTGCTTTTTCAATAGAGGAGTATGCTAATCTATCATCAATTATTGCAAAGTCATCATCAACTACAATAGTCTCAAGCTCTAACTCACCTAATTCTCTTAGTTTGTTTCTGCTCCATCCTAATGCTGCTAATCCACCCCACAATAGGTATGATATATTAGCACATGCCTCAGAATCATTTTCATTTTTTCTATACTGATCTTCTGCTCTAGAAAGATAACTGTACATTCTTTTGATAGTCTCTACTGTTATATTCTTTTTTTGTGCTAATTGTGTAGCTCTAATCTTACCTACATCAGTTGCACACTTATTGTTTATCTTTTTATTAAGCTCTATTCCTTTTTTAGCATTATTAGCTACACCTTGAGGATAGTCATTAAAGCTCTCTAATGATACTTCTTCTTCTTTTATAGCACTTTCTATCTCTGATAACAGATACTCTGCCTCAGCAGCCTCTAATTTGCTTAGGAAGTCATTTATAGATTCTTTTGGTCTCTCTGTTCTGTCTGCAAAATAACCTTCTATTGAAAAACCTTTTACTGCTCCTTCTTTTACATAATCTTTCCATACTTCATCTGAATCTACTCTTATTGCACCCATCCATGTACCTACTGGCACATCTTTAGTGTTTTCATATAGTCTACTTTTATCATGTACAGGATCTTGTACTATCCAACTCTCTACAAGTGTTAGTCCTTTTAAGCTATATTGATGTTCTAGTGATGCATTCCCTTGATTACCTTCTTTTAAATACATCTGACTAGCTTTCTCAACTGTATCTTTAGAGAAGTATATATAGTAATCTTCATCATCACCATTTCTTAAAATTGGTTTATTAGGAATTAGTATAGGTCCTAGTAGAAGTCTTTTCTCTTTAGACACCTCTGCTAATCTAATCTCTTGGTCTTTTAAAGCTACAAAGTTGCTTTGTATTGCAGGATTCTCTACAATAGATATTGCATCTACTCCATTGAATTCTAAATCCTCATCTAATATTAGTTCAACTATCTTCATATTATTATAATTGTTTATGTTTTACTTTTTTTAAATTCCTGCTGTTTCTATTCTAGCCCTTTGTGCTGATTGTGCTGTTGTAACATCATTAGCAACTACATATGCTTGTACAGGTTGCTGTTGTTGTCCTGCTATAGCCTCTGTTAATTGATTTAATGGTGATGCACCTACTACATTAAATGATGGTGGTTGTATTTGAGGTGCAGGTGCTGAACCTGATGCTCCTGTAATACCCCCTACACTTAGCACTGGTATATTTGTTTGTTTAATAGCTCTTACTTGTTGAAACCCTGTAGCTAATACTGTAGCAACTCCTGCTATTTTAGCTGCTAGTGTTGGAGCAGTCTTTATAACATCTGCTGCACCTACATATGTTGATATAATAGCTTGAGCAATACCTAATGCTTTTGCTGCATTAGAACCTTCTGTTGCAATACCAATACCTAATGCTGTAAATTTAAGTAATGTATCTGCTTTAAATTTCTCACCTTGTTCTATTATTTGACCAGTATCTTCTTCTCCTGTTTTTGTTATTTGTGCAATAGCTCTTGTTCTTGCATCTTCTAATGCTGCTGTATCTTCACCAAACTTCTTTGCTTGTTCTATAAGAGCATCATATCTTTCTTGTGTTTTAGTTACCTGCAATTCTCTTTTTTCATCTTCATTAACTGCTAATGCTTCTCTTTCTGCATCTTGAAAACTTTGCAGTGCATCTTCTTGTGCTTTTATTTCATCTTGTGCAGCTTTTGTTGCTGCATCATTTGCAGCTTTCTCCTCATTTTTTAATGCTATAATTTGACCTGTTACTTCTTTTTGTTTTGTAAGTCTAGATGTTTCTAAAGTAATTAAATCAGCTCTTAATTGTGCCTCCTCTGCTAAATCCTCTTTTGTAGATCCTGATAGTTTGTTTTCTTCAATCTTAGCATTTAATC